TTGGCTATGGGGGCCCGCCGGCGATCCTGGTGCGCGCATCATTGGGGCGTCGCACGAGCAAGGGCTGGCAATCCGCGACAACCGCAACACCCGCGAGCTGATAACGTCCGAATGGTACGCTAAGCGCTGGGCCGTTAGGCTCACAAGCGACCAGAACGAAAAGCTGTATTTCGAGAATGACAAGAAGGGTTTCCGCCAGGCGTGTGCCGTTGCATCCATGACGGGCCGGCGCGGTCATTACGTTCTCTGGGATGACCCACTATCACCGGAAAAGGCACACAGCGAGCAGCACCGCAAAACAGCTATACGCGTATTCTCCGAGACTCTGCCGACCAGGTTAAACGACCCCGTCCGATCCGCAATCGTAGTAGTTATGCAGCGGCTCCACGATGACGACATTAGCGGCCACATACTGCGGTCAGACTTGGGCTATGAGCACCTTTGCATTCCCATGGAGTTCGAGCCGGGCAGGCGCAAAACCACGTCGATAGGCTGGACCGATCCGCGCACAAAGGAGGGTGAACTGCTGGACCCCGTGCGATTTCCCCCGGAAGTCATAGCGCGCGACAAGGCGGCAATGGGCACCTACGGCTGGGCCGGACAGATGCAGCAGCGCCCCGCCCCGGCTGACGGCGGTATATTCAAGGATGAGTGGTGGCAATACTACCGCGTCCCACCAACCATCAAATGGCGCGGCATATACGGCGACACGGCACAGAAGACCAAGGAACAGAACGATTACTCTGTGTTCCAGTGCTGGGGCTATTCTTCGGACGGAAAGGCGGTGCTTCTCGATCAGATCCGAGGCAAATGGGAGGCCCCCGAGCTGCTCACCACTGCCAAGGCATTCTGGGCTAAGCACAAGGCTGTGCAGGGCATGGGATCCCTGCGACACTTCAAAATCGAGGATAAGTCCAGCGGTACGGGGCTTATTCAGTCGATGAAGAAGGGGAGCGAGCCGATTCCTGTGGCCGGTATACCGCGCGAGACTGACAAGGTGACCAGGGCATATGATGCGGCGCCGTACATCGAGGCTGGGCGAGTGATGATCCCAGAGTCAGCACCATGGCTCTCCGATTATCTCGCCGAGTTCAGGTCGTTCCCGAATGGCAGTCATGACGACCAAATTGATCCAACGATGGACGCCATCAAAGACATGTTAGGCGGAAATCAGTACAGCCTCGATAACGTTCTATAGTTTTTAGCTATCGAAAAACGGCATTAGTGTCAAAAATCACGGGGATATATCCGGTGGTCGATAGGTTTTAACTATATCGCTACCGTTCGTCAGCAATTGTGTTGCAAATAATCAGCAAATAACTATACTGAGATCATGAAGACAACAAAGTCTTCACCGCCCCGGAGGCACCGGGAATAGAGGAAAAGTTCATGAGCGACTTCAAAATAATCTCAGTAGAGCACATCGAGACCGAGCAATTTTGGGCAGAGGAAACCACTCGTTTTTGGTTTCAAGTCAAATTCGAAGACGAAGGCGACATTACAGAAGAGCAATTCGGTCTCTGCAACAGCGGTCCAGACAGCAAATTGCTGGACTCAGAAGGTCGTGAAACCAGTGACAACTGGCGCTATTCCAAAATCAAGTCAGCGCTAGAGCAAGAAGTCACTAGCAACCATCTCTAATCACAGCCCCAAAGTTCCGCCCTTTGTCAAGGGTGTGATATAATGTGCGGACCCAACAGGAGCCGCACGATGACAGCAATCCCATTTCTTGACAGTCTTGTCAACTTTGTTTCTGGACTCGGAACAAGCAAGGACAAGACGACCGCGAATCAGTACGGCTTTACCCCGCTCACAGCCGACCAGCTTGAGTTCGCTTATCGTGGTGACTGGCTGCCAAGGAAGATTGTTGATATACCGGCTAAGGACGCGACAAGGGCCTGGCGCACATGGCAGGCTGAAGCCGACCAAATCAGCGCGATTGAGTCCGTTGAGAAAAGCCTCGGCGTGCAGCGTAAGGTTCGCGATGCCCTGATTAAAGCCCGCATCTTTGGTGGAGCTGGCATTGTAATCGGCGTTGACAGTGCTGGGCAGTGGAACGAAGAGCTGCAACTAGACCGCGTGCGTCGTGGGGCTCTCAAGTTCCTGCACGTGCTGGACCGCTATCAACTTTCAGCCGGCGAGATCGAAACCGACGTGCTTAGCCCGAACTACGGGCGTCCGAAATACTACATAGGCCCAAGTAGCACTATCCAGATTCACCCGTCTCGCGTTGTGCATTTGACCGGGGCGCTTAGGCCAAGCACTAGGACAATTAACGATGGATGGGGCGATTCGGTCATCCAGTCCATGGACGACGCTATCAAAAACGCTTTGGGCGGGAGCTCTGCGCTTGCTGTCATGATGCAGGAGGCAAACTTGGACGTGATCAAAGTTCCAAACTTCATGAACAACCTGGGCACGACCGAATACAGCAACCGGCTGATAAATCGATTTCAGCTCGCCGCAGTTGGCCAGTCCGTTGTACGCGCCAAGATCCTTGACTCAGAGGAAGAATGGAACCGCGTAGCCACGTCATTTACCGGCGTCGATGCGTGTCTCACCCTACTGCTGCAGATTGTATGCGGCGCAGCTGATGTGCCCGCAACCCGATTGATGGGCATGGCCCCGGGCGGGCTGCAAGCCACTGGAGACAGCGACACCCGCAACTACTACGATAACGTTGCGGATCTGCAGACGAACGAGCTTGAACCGGCCATGGCAATCTTGGATGAGTGCATCATTCGGTCAGCGCTCGGTGATCGACCAGAGAAAATCTACTACAACTGGCGCCCGCTATGGCAACCCACTGAATCGGAGATGGCGGACATTAGACTGAAGAACACTCAGAGTCTGGTCAATATTTTCAATACTGGGCTCGTACCAGATGAAGCCCTAAGCAAATCTGCCATTAACATGCTGATCGAGGACGGGCTTTTACCGGGGCTTGAGCAGGCAGTTGAGGAGGCCGAGGCGGCAGGCGTTGACGAAGATGATCCATGGGTGCGAAGCCAGTTTGCCCAACCCACGAAAGAGGAATCAGGCAATGAGCAAAATAGTTAAAACCAGGTCATATAAATTCGGACCGTTCAACTACGAAACTTGCAGGGATTTGTCAGTTATAACCTTTCGTGAAAAGTCAATATACGAGCGCTGCGGCAATATGTGCTATCTGCTCGGTTTGACATTCAGGATTTGGTAATGATTGATCTCCGCGATCACGCCCCCAGCTGCCAGTGCGGGCATCACTTCAATGATGCCGCCAGGCGCCTTGACCCTACCGGGACCACTTCAATCCGAAAAAGATTCGAGGCTGATCTGGTTAGACGGTTTAAACGGTTGCGCCGATTGATCGTCGAGGCAGTTGGCGAGAATGACGCGCTTGGACTTGCGCCAAAAAACCGACTCCAAGTTAGGCTTGGCGATCAGGCTCCTCCGAAGAATGCTTTCTCGTTTGCACGGTCGGATCAGAAAGTGCAGCTCTTCATGGAGTGGTTGAGAGAGGAGCAGGCGCGCGGGATATTAGAGATCCAGCAGGGAGCGAGCATTGAGTCTGCGGCAGCGAACGCGTGGACGAACGTCTATATTGACTCGGCTTATCGAAAGGGCATTCGAGACGCTGGGCGCAAACTTAAAGAGGGCGGGGCAACTGTTGCTGAGTCGTGGACAGAATCTTTTTTCAACCGCCCGATTCACGCAGACCGCGTTGGCCTAATCTACACTCGTACATTCAGCGATCTAAAGGGTATCACTGATGTGATGGATGCCCAAATAAGCAGGGTACTCGCCGAGGGCATAGCAAATGGTCAAGGCCCGATGCAGATAGCTCGTGAAATGGCAAACCGTGTGGACAAGATCGGCATCACCCGAGCCCGAGTGATAGCGCGCACCGAAACAATCAAGGCTCATGCTGACGCAACTTTAAACGCATACACCGAGGCCGGCATTGAGGGTGTTGAAGTAGAAGCGGAATTTACGACTGCGGGCGATTCTAGCGTGTGCGATGAATGTTCTGCCCTGGAAGGCAGGACATTCTCTATCGCTGAATCTCGGGGAATAATACCCGTTCATCCGAACTGCCGGTGCAGTTGGAACCCGAGGGTTGTTGAAGACACTGGGATCGAATTACGCTAACCGCACACGCTTGGAAATTAGGGATTAAGACACCCCACCGATCCGGTCTGCTATGGCAAACGCGTCGCCATAGCTGTCGAACAGAGCCCATTTAGTGGGCTGTCCCACCAGTCGACCCTCCGGGGCGTGACCCCATTCGATGGCCGCGATTGAGCACGCGGCTTCCCAATCCTCCGCGGTAGCTACCGGGAGTTTTTGACCTTCAAATTGATATGTAGTGGTTTCCATGGTTGTGTTCCTCGCTTTATTGCGTCGCCACATGCGCTCGCTTCATGATTTAATTATAGATAATGCCAAGTTAATTGCAACACATTTCCAGACGAACGGCACAGGGATTGATCTCAGGTAACACTCTCCAAATCTTCCACGGTTTCCAGATCTTCCAGCTTGTTGTCGCCTGATAGGGGCATAAGGCGGTGTTCTTTACATAACGAGTATCCGTTGCGCCATACCTCGCCATAGTAAGCACTCGCGGCTGTAATTGATTCTCCGCATATGAGCCAAGCATACTCCCACGACTCGGCTCCTCGCCCTAGCTCTGGCACTCTCTCATATTTTTGGCAGAATCTAACGGCTGTGCATTCTCTGCCCGCATTATGCCCGCTCACCACCAAGCACAGCATCCCCGGCTCAATTCGTTTCATCGGTTTCAACCTTTTTGTAAAATTTTGCATCTATAGTCGTAAGCCCCAGAAGCTTTGCCGCAGTCACTCTGTGGCGCCCATCTCTGAGAATGTAAGATCCGTTTAAACAAACGACCTTTATCGGCGGTACAGAGCCGCCAGACTCCATGTGTTTCGCAATAGATAGGGTTTGAGGCGATATCGAATGCCGATCTACAATTATGTTCTGGATTGGGATAGCCCTGACAACCCTCATTCTCCAATCTCCTCTCGGATCTTCTGCGCCAGAAACCCGCACAGTCTGCGGCGGGCGGCACCGTATTCGCCGGACCAAAGATCAAGGCCCATAAGCACGAACGCTTCAAACGCTTCAAACGCAGTAATCATCATGTGTTCAGGAGCCGGGACCGGGTAATTTAACTCACCGCTGAACTCTGGCCAGTCGCGGAATTTTTTCTTGATTAAGTCTAACGCCTTATCACCAAAGTCATTCTTCATGATAAGGCAAATGCCATGATAGGGTATCCGTGGCTCGCCCCCATCCGCCAGCTCCTGCAGCCGGTCGGCGATTGCTTTTAGTGTTTCGGTGTCCATCAGTAATTCCCATCGCAAAGCATTACTACTTTCGGCTCGTCAGTGTTTATCAAAACCATATCTTCCTGTTTTGCTGTCGGGTCTAGCCCAAGCTCAGCAAGCCCATAGTTAAGCAGGGCTGCGGCAGACCGAGCGGTCTTTGCCACAACCACAGCAGCCGTTCCAACAGGATAAAATCCCTTAAACTTTGTGCATGTGTAGACGTTCATTGCTTGCCCTCTGTGCGTTAAAGGTAAATGATTGTGACGTCAATCCCGGCGTCGCGAATTGCGCGGACAACTCGTTTCCTCTGTGATTTCCCTAAGTGTAACACAACAGGCTATTTGCGCAATATTTGCTTTATCTGTTTTCCAGATAGATTTGTTCACTTTGTCCGATTAAAGGTTTATAATACGCCTTGACTATGTGGAGATCCTATGATCTTTGTTGATCGGCTCATATTAGACCAAGCGACGCGCCGGACGGCAGATGGCTATCTGTTAGCGGCGCCTCGTGTAGCTCGGACCGGCATCCAAGAGTATCTGGGTGACGAGCTGGGCCGGCCCGATATGCCCATTGTCCGCGTGTACAGGCCAGAAGAGGAGGTATTTTCAAAAGACTCACTTCTCTCCTTCGGCCACCGCCCCGTCACTATTGATCACCCGCCTGTCCTTGTAGATGCCAGCAACTGGAAGAAGTACAGCGCCGGCCAAACCGATGCTGACGTTATCCGCGATGGCGAATACGTGCGCATTCCGATGATGCTGATGGACAAAGAAGCAATCAGGGATGTGGAGTCCGGCAAAGTAGAGCTTTCTGCTGGATACACCGCAGACATCGATTGGACCCCTGGAGTTACGCCGGACGGGCAGCCGTACGATGCCGTGCAAAGAAATATTCGCGGCAACCACATTGCAATTGTAGATCGCGCGCGAGGCGGTTCCGCTTTGCGTATTATTGACACTAAACCGGAGGCCGACATGGCTGATAGATCCATTGTGCTTGACGGGATTACTGTGTCGGTGTCTGACACCGCCGCGCAGGTAATCGCAAAATATCAACGCGATACAGAAGAGAAGGTAAAGGCCGACGAAGATCGCATTAAAGAGCTTGAGGACGAATTGGCCGCCCTCAAGGAAAAGATGAAGGATGAGGAGAAGGAATTGGAGACAAAAGACGCAGCTATCGCCACTCTGCAGGCTCAATTGGCTGACGCCAAGCTGACTCCTGAGAAGCTAGACGCCGCTGTCAGGTCACGCGCCGCTGTTATCGACGCTGCCAAGGCTCTCATGAGCAATGTTGTCGTTGATGGCAAGTCTGAAAGCGAGATCCGTCGCCAGGTTGTTGATGCCAAGCTGGGCGAAAAGGCCAAAGGCTGGAGCGATGAGGCTATTGAAGCTAGCTTCCATACTCTTGCTGGAGGCTCAACAATCACGCGCGATTACGCGAACCAGTTCAATCAAAGCCCTGTTCAGGTGGCCGACACCGATAAAGCATATCGTGCTTACCTGGACAGCATCAGTAATGCTTGGAAAGGGGGTGCTAAATAATGGCTATTGTGCAATCAAGCTACAGCGAGAATATCGCAATTGCATCTCCGGGTATGCCGGCTGATGCGGATTACAGTGCTGCGACTAAGATCTGCGAGACCGCTGCCGGAATTGGCTTCGGTGTAGCAGTTCAGCGCGGAACCAGCGACAACGAAGCATTGATTGGCGCCGCTGCCGCCACTGATTTTGTCGGCGTAACTATCCGCGACATTACTCAGACCGAAGACAAATATGCCCAATACGAAAACATGGGTGTTATGCAGCGCGGTCGAATCTGGGTGACCGTCGGCGGCGACGTTGCCGCTGGAGATAACGTGACCTTTAACGGCACAACCGGCGTTCTGTCTAGCGAAACTGCCGGTGCGGGCCAATTCGCAATTACTGGTGCAGTCTGGGAAACCAGTGCATCAAGTGGCGGGCTGGCGAAACTTTACTTGTCCGGCAATCTGCCGTCAGCATAAGGAGTCTTAAATGACTAGCATTTACACGCGAGACGCGCAGCAACAAGCGCTGAGCTTCCTGGTTCAACAAGCGGCCCATATTGAGCCGCAGGTCTACCAGATCCAATATCCGGACATTCAGTATCCCAACTTGGTCCCCATCGATACCAGCGCGGGCGAGTGGGCGAAAGTCGTCACTTTCTTCTCCGGTGATCGAGTCGGTAAAGCTAACTGGTTCCACCATGAAGCCAACGACACTAATCGCGCCGAGGTGAAGTACGAGCAGCACAACGAGGCCATCCACATGGCCGAGGTAGGCTACGGCTACACGCTGGAAGAACTCGGTTATGCTCAGCTCATCCCTGGTCGCAATCTGACCATTGACCGCGCCGCCGCAGCTCGTCGTGCATACGAAGAATTTGTTGACCGCGTTGTCATTCAAGGCGATCCCGACAAGGGCTTGCAAGGTTTGATCTCTCACAGCTCCGTGACCGTGATCAATGCAGCTGCAAGCGGTAACAATTCCAGCCCTGCATGGGCCGACAAAACCGCAGACCAGATCCTGGCCGACGTCAATACGCTGTTGACCGGTATTTACACCAGCTCATTGACCGTCGAGATGGCTGACACTCTGCTGTTGCCGGTTGAGGCGTTTGCTTTGCTGACTACCAAGCGAGTTGGCGATACAACAATGACCGTCATGCAGTTCCTGATGGCGAACAACGTGTACACCGCCACCACTGGCCAGCAGTTGACCGTTCGCGCTGTTCGCGGTCTGGAAGATGCAGGCGATGGCGGCACTGGTCGTGCGATTGCTTACCGTCGTGCGCCAGAGGTGTTGAAGTTCCACATGCCGATGCCGCACCGGTTCCTGCCTGCGTACCAGACCGGGCCGTTGCGATTCGACGTGCCCGGTATCTTCCGCTTGGGGGGCCTGGAAATTCGTCGACCTGGGGCGGTCCGATACATGGACGACATTATCATCCCTGCTTCTACGTAAGGAGTGAACTGTGAAGATCACGAACGTATCAAAAGCGAAGCGTGGTATTCACGACGACCGGGGCCGGCTGAGAATGCTGGCTCCCGGTCAGTCCATTGAGATTTCTGTAAGTGCAAAGCAGGCAGAGCTATTGCGCAAAAAAGCTTGCTTTAAGATCCAGGCTGTTGTTGTTATCCCTGGCGTTAAGCCGGACCAAATTTATAGTGGCGAGAAACTAAAGGCCGCAGCTGAAGAAGCACTGGATGAAAATACAGCTCCGCAAGAAAATGGCGTAAGTTCAATCGACTACCTGCGCGCTGACGCTGAGTCATTGGGCATCCAGGTTGATAAACGCTGGGGCGAAAAACGACTGCAAGCTGAAATTGATAAGGTGTTGAGCGATGCCGTACACGACACCGACAGCGAGTGAGCTGAAAGCGCGTTATCCCGAGTTCGCGAGCGTGAGTGATACGCTTGTGAATTTCGCGATTTCTGACGCTAGCCGCTTTGTTGATAACGGCTGGTTCGAGGATGATTATCAGCGTGCGATCATAGCTCTAGCGGCTCATTTTTTAGTTCAAGATGGCGCGCTCGGTGGGCGCACGGATGTTTCTGGAAATATCACATCCGATAAATTGGGTGACGCATCAATTTCATACGGTGCTGCGGTCGGCGCGGGAAACAGCGAGTACGGCACCACTTCATATGGCCGGGCGTTCTTGAGACTCCAGCGCGTTAACGTGCCTTCGGTGGTGATCCTGTGATCTATAACCGCAACATGACTCAAATCGCGACTTACTGGCCGTTTACCGGTGTCAACGAGTACAGTGAATCACAATTTGGCGCCCCAGTTGGGGTTCAATGCCGCTGGGAAGATAAGGCGGTTTTGTTCCGCAATGCCCAGGGCCAGGAAGCCACGTCTCAATCCATTGTCTACGTGGCGAGCAATGTTGAGAACAAAGGTTATTTGAAATTAGGCATTGACGCGACCGCAAATCCGATTGGGCTTGATGGCGCATTTGAAATTCAGCAGGTGAGCAAAAGCCCACACTTGCACGGGCACACGACGCTGATAAAGGTGTATCTCTAATGGACGGCGTCAAGGGCTTTGATGAAGTGATGCGGAATCTGAACGAGCAGATCAACAGTATTAAAAATCGGTCAATGGCTGGCTTGCTTGAGGTTGGG